GGTGCTATGTTTATCAGCACTCCTAATGGCCGTAACTGGTTCTGGACGCTGTGGGATAAGGCCAAGAGGCATGTAGAGCCAGGATGGGACGCCTGGAAGAAGCCTACCAGCGATAATCCCTTTATAAATCCTGAAGAGATAGCGGCTGCTAAAGAAGGACTGCCAGAGCAGGTCTTCCTACAGGAGTTTCTGGCTGAGTTCGTTTCCGACGTAGGCGCTGTATTCGAGAATGTCGAGGAGCTGGCAATCCTCAAGCCACTGAAAGAACCTGATGAAGACGGGGAGTATGTCTTCGGCGTGGACTGGGCCAAGTATAAAGACTGGACGGTGATAACCGTCCTGGATGTGGTGGAAGGCGAACTGGTCTATATGCAGAGGTTCAACCAGATTGACCTTCAGATGCAGATGCACAGGCTGATGGCCCTCTATAATCACTGGAAACCACGGCTGATTAACATTGAGCGCAATCAGGCCGAGAAGGTGGTCGAGGACTTGAGAAGGGCTGGACTGCCTATCAACCCTATGTATACCACTGTTCAGTTGAAGAATAAGCTGATTAATGACTTGCAGTATGCCTTTTCCAATAAGGATATTCATATACTGAATGACCATACACTCAAGTCGGAATTGCAGGCTTTTCAACCTACCCGACTGCCCAGCGGGATGTTCCGCTATGGAGCACCCAGTGGCCAGCACGATGACTGTGTAATGAGCCTCGCGCTCGCGTGGCAGGCTAAGGCCCAGCCGCGTGGCGTGCTGATGCGATTACTATAGAACTTATAAAGGCGTTCGCCTATGGCTGATAGAAATGTGCCACCGTTTGGCAAAAGACTGGGCTTGGCCTGGCAGATTGTAAGAGGCATTATGGGTATTGGGGGTGGTCGTAAGCAAGGCCCCTACTACTGGCCTCCTAAGAAAGAGGGCAAACCACAGCCTCACCCAATTGACTTCCCTACCTATGCTACGGAAGCGTTCAATAAGAACAGCGTAGTCTATACGGGGATTATGTATAAGGTTCGCACGATGACCAGTGCGCCTCTAAGGGCGTATTCTGGCACTCGTAAGGAACCCCGCATATTGCCGCTCGATCACGAATTGCAGAAGTTGTGCCTGCGCCCCAATGTCAGCCAGTCTTGGGAAGAGTTCCACGGCTATAACATCGTCTGCCTGAACCTCGATGGCAATAGTTATGTCCAACTGGAACGAGAGGGCGATGATATTGCCGGACGACCTATTGCTATGTATCCGCTCAGGCCAGACAAGGTTTTTATCGTTCCCGATAATACGGATGTAGGTCGCAAGGGTGTAGTGGGCTATGTCTATGTGCCGGAGGGCAAATCAGCCTATGAGAGCTGGGATAGGGCAACGAGACAAGCTGCCCAGGATAGTGGCAAGGTCAAGGTCTATGGCCCTGATGAGATAATCCACGTTAAGTATCCTAATCCCTTGGATGACCTAGATGGGATGGGCTATGGCCTCAGCCCTCAATCTTCTTTGGCTAATACTATTGCGATTGATAACCGACTGACTAAGTTCCTGCGAAACTTCCTGGAGCGTGGAGGCGTGCCGCCATTCTGGTTCTCCTATGATGTGCCGCTGGATGATACTGAGATTGCTAGGCTGCGGGAGTATGTGGAGTCCATCTATGGCGGAACTGATAACTGGGTGCGGCCCGGTGTGCTGGACAAGGGTGGCAAGATCAATCGGGTTGGGTTGACACTGGAAGAGATGGGCTTCACTGGCTTGGACGAACGAAGCGAGACGAGGCTGCTGGGGCCACAGGGCGTCCCGCCGATGGTTGTCGGCACCAGGGTCGGCTTGTTCCGGTCTACCTATGAGAACTATGACAGCGCACGCGAGGCATTCTGGCAGGATACGATGTGGCCTGACCTGCGTCTGTTTGAGGTTGAGTTTCAGCACTATCTGAACACTGATACTGAGTTCGTGATGTTCGATATGTCGGATGTCCCGGCTATCAGTACGAACATCGAGGAACAGGTGGACGGTGCTTATAAGATGTGGCAGATGGGCACGCCTGCTAATATCGCCTTTGATACTGTTGGTCTCCATATGGCCGATGTACCTGGTGGGGATATAGCCTATGTGCCGGTCAACTTCTATCCTGTGAATGCGGATATGTCTGAGGCATATGCCAGAGGGAATACGCCAGCCCCACCGAATGCCAGGATACTGGCCGAGACCGGGGGAGATGATACAGGGAAGGCATTAGAATTATCATCAGAAGAGCTTTATATGATATTGGCTGAACGGGGAAAAGCACGCCGTATGCGAGAGGATACAGGGAAGGCATTGGCCAAACAAGCCCATATCCCAATGGCAGCCAAGGAAGCCCATCAGAACAGGGTGGATAGGATCGCTGTAGGATGGGAAGGCCCATTTGAGGATGAGGCTAGGAAACAGCTAGAACAGGACGAACGTGATCTATTGATGATATTGGGCGATGCCCGTGCTGCTGCCGTTAGGGATAGAACTACCATCAATTGGGCCGCAGTGAAGGTAAATCTATCCAATATCCTAGCTAAGTCTACTCTCCGCTGGCAGGCTGGCTTTAGGCCGATATTACAGGGCATAATGGAAGATCAGGCTGCTGCCTGGGCTGAGGCAATGGGTATAGAGATAGAAGCGCCTTCCATTGTGGGTACGAGATGGTTCGATGATTATACTTTGACCTTCGCTCAGAATATAAGCAGTACAACTGCCAAGGATTTGTCTGAACTATTACAGAGGGCAGTCGATGAAGGATGGTCTATTGATAGGGCCAGTAACAGCCTGGAGACGTTGTTCCAACAGTATCTTGAAGGTGGTCTCACTGGGGATGCTTTGATCTGGGTAGAAGATAGGATGCCCCAGTATAGGCGTGAGATGATAGCCAGGACTGAGACGATGAGGGCCAGTAATGCTGCTGCCTTCTTTCTGTTCGATGGAGCAGGCTTTCAATTCAAAGAGTGGATAGCTGTGGGCGATGAACGGACGCGACCGGCGCACCTCAAGGCATGGCTAGATTATACACAGGGTGGAAACATCGGCCCGATTCCAATGCATGAGCATTTTCTGATAGAGGGGCATCCTGCCCTGTTCCCACTTGATCCTGCCTTGCCGGTACACTTGGTGGCGAACTGCCGGTGCATTCTCAATGTCATCCCATTTATGGAAGGAGTATAATGGCATACGAAGGATGGTATATCTGCGATGTCTGTGGCAAGAGGGTTAGCCGAGATGATGAAGGTGGCCTGAAGCCTTGGATCGATATAAACATTGACTCTCATTACCACTGGGGCAAAGACGCAAAGCCATTTCTGGATGCTGATGTATGCGGCAAGGCTTGTGCTATAAAGGCTGTGAGGGATTGGCTGGAAGGAGCATAATGGACTATTCCCGCAATCCTAATGTGGGCTGGATATGCCCTAGATGCAATAAGGTGAATGCTCCCACCGTGAAGCAATGTGATTGTCAGCCTGAAGATAAGCCAAGAAAGCGTAATTGGGACGCTTATGATGCAAACCCATATGATAGTGGCTCCTCTAGGCGTTGGCTTAATTCTGATAACACAGATGGTAGATGGTCGATGGTCGATGGGACATTCTAATCCGATATGACCACTCATATAGCAGCCACCTGCCCTAACTGTGGAACCATTATCACCATAACACAGGTTCGCTGTGTCAAATGTAAACGCCTGTGCGATGATGGTGATTATGCCATTGCCCCACAGCGTAGCATATATGCCGGTCATCCTCTATGCAGTAGGTGTATTGATAGCATACAGACAACTGGCGATTATGGGCCGACTGAGCATAAATAGTCACGATATTGACACTTTTGGAATATAATGTATAATGTCAGAATAATATGTCATTTGACAGAGGTGATGATATGACCAAAGAATATAAGTCCTTTGAGAGCTTTGAGATTAAGATGGATGGCGACCTGGGCATTGTTGAACACATCGTCTCTGTCTTTGGAGTGCTGGATCGTGTAGGAGATATTGTTCATCCCTCTGCTTTTGCCAAGACTATCGTGGAGCGCGGCAAAAAGGTATTGGTTCTGGACAATCATAATGCGTCCAGTGCCAGTTCTATTCTGGGTAAACCTATGGAAATCAGAGAGATAGGCCGTAGTGAACTGCCTCCATCCCTACTTGACAAGTATCCTGATGCCAGTGGTGGCCTATGGGCTAAGACACAGTTTGCTATGGGCACCCAGGCTGGCAAAGAGGCATTTGAGCTTATCAAGATGGGCGCTCTCCAGGAATGGTCTTTTGCCTATGACGTCGTTCAGAAGGATTATTCTGAGATGGACAATGATGGCGAGAAGCAGAATATCAGGAATCTTAGGGAGTTGAAGCTGTATGAGTACAGCCCAGTTTTGTGGGGTGCTAACTCTGCCACTATGACTACGGGCGTAAAGGCTGAGGATTCAGCGGAGGTTGAAACTGATACTTCTACTGAAACCTCATTAATTATAGAACAATTGAATACTCAGCTAATAACATTGACTGCTGCTATTGATGCAGCTAAAGAGATTCATCACCTTGCCTGTGACAAGCTCGTTGAGCTAAACCTATCAAGCAAGGATGAAGATACAGACACTGAACCCACTACCGACCACAAGGCCGAGCCGGACACGCCAGAAGCCGGGCCGTCTGAGACACCCACTTCTGATGACGCTACACCACTCACCCTGGATGTGGATAGGATAAAGTCTGTTGTTGATGTTGAACTTGAAATGATTGACCTACTCTTACTAGATATTTAGGAGATTACTAATATGACTTCAAAAGAATGGCTTGAGAAGTCCAAGGGCATGTATGCCAAGATTAAGGAGCGTATCAACGACCCTGAAGCTACGACTGACCAGCTAAATGAGGTCGAGGAAATGCAGCGGCTTGCTGGCGAGTATAAGATGCGAGCTATCAAGTTGTCCGATATCGAGGAAGCAGCCTTGGAACCCAGCAAGTTGCTGGAAGGAATGGAGAATAAGGCAAGTGATGACCCACAGACGAAGCCTGGCGAGTTTAAGGACTGGGCAGACTTTTTGATGGCAGTGGGATGGGCGGGCCTGAACCCTCCGAACAATCGCCTTGATGAGCGATTGACTTACTTTAAGGACAAGGTGGAAAGCTCTGGCCACGAAGAGAAGCAGATGGTCGAGTCCGTGGGAGCCTCCGGTGGCTTCCTGGTTCCGACCGAGTTCCTGGCACAGCTTCAGGGCGAGGTGCATGAGAACTCCATCGTTCGTCGGCAGGGGCCTACGATTATCCGAATGAACCGCCGACAGGTCAACATTCCTGTCCTCGATCAGACCTCCGTCGCGGCCAATAAGGGCCACTGGTTCGGTGGGCTGATTGGTTACTGGGAAGAGGAAGCGGCAGAAAAGACCATTAGCACGGCTGAGTTCCGTCAGGTCTCACTCGTCGCTCACAAGTTGATCCTCTATACCCGTTCCTCAGATGAACTCCTGGCAGATAGCGCGATTAGTCTGTCTGACTTCCTCTCTGGGCCGATGCGTATGGCAGGTGCTGGCGGATGGTATGAAGACTGGGCGTTCCTC